GGCTGAAAGGCATTACGTATTCGGAACCCCGCAAGGCCATCGAGCGCTGGCTGCGGGAGCTGGAGGAAGGAGCCCCTGCGCTGCGCGAGTTAGCGCGCCACCAAGCCACCGGCTACCTGCGCGCAGTGAACCAAAACAGTGTGAGTCCACCGGACTCAAGGAGGGAAAAACCATGAAGGCAATACTGTCGAAGAGAAACCTGCTTGAAGGCATCCGCACCGCATCGCACGCAATCGGCGGCCGCACCGCCCTGCCCGTACTGCGGCACGTTCTCCTGTCGAGCGAGGAGTCCGCCATCCGCATCTCTGCGACGGACCACCAGATCGGCATTTCCACCGTCATCCCGGCCCAGGTCCTGACACCGGGAAAGGTGACTCTCCCCGCGTCAGTGGCGGCGGAGATCGTGGGCGCGTTCCCAGAGGCCGATGTCGTGCTCTCCTCGGAGGATACCGGAAGCCAGGTGCGCCTGGAGTGTCCGCCGGCCGAGGTTAACCTTGTGGGGCTTCCGCCGGACGACTTCCCGGACCTTCCGGAAGTACCGCACGATGTCTGGTTCGAGATGGAGTCCGGGCAGCTGCGGGCCGCCCTGAGGCGGACGGTGTTCGCTTGCTCCGCGGACGGGATGCGCGTCGTATTGCAGGGCGTCCTGTTCGACTTCCAGGACGGTACCCTGAAGCTGGCTGCCACCGACACCTTCCGTCTGGCGGTGGACACCCCGATGGTGCCCGCGGGCAGCGGTCATGCTCGCGTTGTGGTCCCGCAGCGCGCGCTGCTCGAGCTGCTCAAGATCATGCCGGACCACGGAAGTGTCCGCGTCCACATCTCCGGGAGCCAGATCATGTTCCGCCTGCCGGAAGCCTCTCTGGTGGCGGCGCTCATCGAGGGTCAGTTCCCCGACTACGTGCGCGCGATCCCCACGGACCTCGATAAGAGGTGGGTCGTCCCCACGGAGCCGCTGGCCGGAGCCCTCCGCAGGGCGGACATTGTGGCACGGCAGGACATGCAGACGGTGGTGTTCCGCTCGCGGGGCGAGAAGGTGGCCATTTCGGCCCGCGCCAGGTCCATCGGGCAGGCCTACGAGGAGGTGGACGCGGTCCGGGAGGGGGACGACCTCGAGATCGCCTTCAACTGCGGCTACCTGCTGGACGTGCTGAACGTCATTGAGGCGGGCGAGGTGGCCTTCGACATGTCCGACGCGCTGTCCGCGGCCGTTCTCAGGCCGGAGTGGGAGGATGGCTACCTGTGCGTGGTCATGCCGAAGGAGAAGGTAGAGGAGGAGGACTGAACCGGGTCATGGCGGGCAACCCTGGCTACGTTGGACAAGGAGCCGCTCGCGGCGCTGTATTAATCGCAGCGGTGAACAAGCGAACCAAACCGAGCCATGATTAACGCAAACGAAAACAAAGAACCCCGCGCTCGCCGCGAGGTCACCGAGCATCCTCGCGGGGGCGGTCAGTCGAGCCGCCCGCGCCTGCTCGTCGAGGAGTGGCTGCCCGCCGCGGCTATTGGTGCGGAGTGTATGCGCGCTCGCAAAAGCCCGTCCGCGCCTGAGCCTAACGCCACCCTCCACACATGGTGGGCGCGGCGGCCGCTCACATTCTGCCGCGCCGCCGTGCTGGCCTCTGTGCTGCCGGCCGACTTTGACCGCCCCACCTTCGAGCGTTTGCTGGGGTTCGGGCTGGTGGGCAGTCAGCCTGTTCTCCCTTTGGAGCTAAATGACGAGGACGTCGGCGTGCACGGAGGTCTAACAAGAGGCTATGCCTACAGCAACGCCGTCCGCGAGCAAGACCTCGAGGTGGCTCGTCGCGAGGCAAGCGCGCTATGGGGGGGGTCCGTATCTGTCCTGGACCCTATGGCCGGCGGCGGCTCGATACCGCTGGAGTCGGCCCGGCTGGGCCTGGAGACTCTCGCGAACGACCTGAACCCGGTGGCCTGCTCCGTGCTGGAGGCCACGTTGGACTATCCGTTCCGTTTCGGCGGGAGGCTTGCCGAAGCAGCCCGAAGATGGGGATACCGCCTGGCGCTGCGGGCAGTCTCACGACTGACGCATTTCTTTCGATATGACGGCGCTGCCCTTCCTGAAGCTTATATGTTCGCCCGGACGGTACCCTGCCCGGACACCGGGCACCCCGCCCCTCTGGTGCCGGACTGGAGCCTCAGCCGTCCCCCCGGCGGAAAGCACATCGTGGCCGAGCCCGTGGTGATTGACGCGGCCCTCGGCCGCTGGACCGTCCGGGTGCGGGAGGTGGGCCAAGAGGCCGGGCAGCTCTCCTCGCCGCCGCGCCCCACGTACGCCCGGGGCAGGGGCCGGTCCCTTTTCACCGGCACGGAGATGCCCGCCGACTACATCAAGAGCCAGGCGCAGCAGGGCAACATGGGCAGCGCCCTGTACGCCGTCGCCACCAGAGCCGGCATGCGCCTCGAGTTCCGCCCTCCCACGCAGACGGACCTGGACTCCCTGGCGGACGCGGAGCGGGAGCTTGCGCGACTGCGCCCGCAGTGGGAGAGGGACGGCATCATCCCGACGGAGGTCTACCCGGACGTCACCACCGATAACCGCCCGCGGCTTTACGGCATGCCGCGGTGGGCCGACATGTTCTCGCCCCGCCAGCTCCTGGTGCTGGGCACGCTGGTGGAGGAGCTGCGCGCGCTCCGGCCGGACATCCTGGCGGCCGAGGGTCCGGAGCTTGGCGAGGCGGTGGTGCACCTGCTGGCATTCGTGGTGGATAAGGTGGCCAATTACGGGTGCATTCTCTGCGGGTGGGGGAACAACAGCAGCGACATCAAGCACAAATTTGCCTTGCACGCTTACAATTTCGTGGCCACCTTTGGTGAGAGGGCGGTGTCCGCCTCCGGACGCGGGCTCGTTCTGCCTCTGAGCAGCGTGCTAAGCGCTTTCGAGAGACTGGTCTCCCTTCCGAGGGCGCCGGATGCTCGCCCGGTGCGCCTCACGCGGGGCAGCGCCGCGAATCTGGCCCACATTCCGGACGGCAGCATCACGGCCGTCGTAGTGGACCCGCCCTATGGGGACAACGTGCAGTACAGCGAGCTGGCGGACTTCTTCTACGTCTGGCTAAAGCGTACGCAGGGCCACCGCCGCCCCGAGTGGTTCAGCACCTACCTGTGCGATCATACTCAGGAGGCGGTGGTGAACCCCGTGAGGCATCGAAGCGAAGCGCCGGGCAACAAGGAGGCCACCCGGAAGGCGTACGAGTTCTACCGGAACCTGATGACTGATATCTTCCGGGAGTCTTGCCGCGTGCTGCGGGACGACGGGGTCCTGGCGGTGATGTTCACCCACAAGCGGCAAAACGCGTGGGTGTCGCTGTGCAGGTCGCTGATAGACGCCGGCTTCACCATCACGGCATGGTGGTCGGTGAAGACCGAGAGCGAGAACAGCCTGCATCAGGTGAACAAGAACGCAGCGCAGAGTACCGTGCTGCTGGTGGCCCGCAAGCGAGAGGAGGACGCCGGCATCGCCTGCTACCAGGAGATAGAGGCGGAGGTGGCGCAAGCGGCCCGCTCGGCCGCGGAGCGCCTTCAGCTTCAGGGCCTGTGCCGGGTGGACCAGATGGCAGGGGCCTACGCCAGCGCCCTGCAGGTGCTGTGCCGCTACCGCGAGGTTCGCACGGACATCGACGGGGGGGGCGGTGCCATCAAGCGGGCACTGGACACCGCGGCTGCTGCGGTGGCGGCGTGGCACCAGGAGACCGAGGGGGAGCAAGACCCGAAACATTCGCGCGAAAGAGGAGAGACCGATGAAAATCCTTCATATTCCGTCGGCCCGTGGCGGGCCGGGATACTGGGACGAGGGCGGGAACCTCAGGGTCAAATCGTCTTTGACTAACAACTTCGTGCCGCCAGGTCCGCAGGAGGAATGGACCCTGGTGGAGGCAACCGCGGACGAGGCCGCCGCGTTGTATGCGGCCGGGTACCGACTCCCCGTGGGGCGGATCAGGACGTCGATGTCCCGGCTACCGCGCCCGGTCTTTACCTGCCAGGCGTGCGGGCATTCGTGGCGCCCGCGCCGGCGCCTGGGACGGGCGCCTCAGCCGCCGCGGCTCTGTCCGCAGTGTGGCACGCGCCGCTGGCGCGCGGGCGCTTGAGGTGGAGCAATGCTGAACAGGATCATTCTTATCGGCCGGCTGACGCGCGATCCCGAGCTGCGCTACACGCCGCAGGGGACGCCCGTGGCCACCCTGGGGCTGGCCGTGGAGCGGCCCGGAACGGATAAGGGCTCCGGACGCCAGACCGATTTCATCGATGCCGTCTGCTGGCGCCAGCCGGCAGAGTTCGCCGCGAACTACCTGTCGAAAGGCCGGCTCGTCGCCGTGGAAGGGCGCCTGCAGGTCCGGGAATGGGTGGGCCAGGACGGGGTCAAGAGGCGCGCCGCAGAGGTCGTGGCCGACAACCTTCAAGCCCTCGACCGGCCCGAGTCGCGGGACGACGGAGGAAGCGATGACCCGTTCGCGGATTCATAATGTGGGCGGTACGTGCCCGGTCTGCGGTTCACCGGCGCCGCGCTACCGGAGGACCTGCTCGCGCGAATGTCTGTCGCGCTGGCGGGGGATTCAGAACAGCCGTCGCGCCGCAGCCGGACCGCCGCCGGAGCCGCGCACCAAACCATCGCCACAGATGATAGCGGCGATGGCGCGGTTTCTGGAGGTCATCGGTCTGGAGGCGTCGCGCGCAGTGGCCATGATTGACGAGGCAGAGAGAAAAGAGCAGGCGGAGCGTGAGGAGTTCGTTCGACAGTACGAGGCAGCACGCGCAGCCCGGAAACGCTGAGTTTGCCATACGCCTGGCAGCCTACCTGGAGCGTGCCATACACGCGCGCTACGGGTGGTCCGGGCATGCGGACGACCTGGCGCAGGTCGCGCGCCTCGCCGTCGCCCAGGAACTCAGTGAGCACGGCCACCTGCCGGAGCCGCTCCTGCGCCGCTACATCCTCCGGCGGGCCTGGTGTGATGTGCGCGATGAATTCAGGCGTCTGCGCAGGCAGGACCCGCGCCTATCGGAGCGAGCGCCTCCGCGGACTGGCCGCATGGACTCACGCCTGAGCATCCGTCTATCGGGCGAAACGCTGTCCGCCCTGGCACAAGCAGCCGCTCGCCGGGGCGCAAGCCTGTCCGCGGAGGCGCGGGCCATTCTGGAGGAATCCCTTGGCCTCAGAGCGCGCGGCGCTGCTCGCTGACATCTGCGCGCGGCTCGAGGCGGCCCGCAGAGCCGGAGACCGCGCCCGGTTCCCGGGCTCTTCCTGGGGGCAGGTCGTCCGGGCCCTGGCCTACCGCGTGCAGGATCCGGACGAGGCGCTCCGGTTCACCGCTGCGCTAAACGGCCTGGCGTCCGGCTCCTGGGACGCGGACGCCAACGACTACGTGAACTTTCTGCTGACCCTGACCGCTGACCTGCGCCGCCAGCGCCTGGCGGCGCTGCCGACGGAAAATCTCTGGGAAATCTTGATGCTGCTCGCCGAACGGTAAGGTTGTCTGACATTCTGTCGGCGAGTACATATACAGGCAGCAAGCAGAGCGGACACACACAGCCTCCTTTCCCTTTCTCTGAGGGCCCGCCAGTCCGGTGGGCCCTTTTCCCGCTCTGTCCGGCCACCAGACCGGCGAGGATTGAAACGGACAAACATGCCACGCGGACGGCCGACGAAATACAACCAGGAGATCGCGGACCGCATCATCGCGGACATCCGTCGCGGCTGCTCGCGCGAGGAGGCGGCCGGCGCAGCCGGCATCGGCGAGAGCACCCTGCGCCGCTGGATGGACAGATACGCAGACTTTCGGGACCGGGTCTATGAGGCCGACGCCTGGGCAGTGAAAAATGCCGAGCAGGCGGTCTACGAGCGCGACCCATTGCGCTGGCTGCAGGCGAAGCGGCCGGAGGTGTGGGGCAATCTGGGCCGGCAGCGCGTCGAGGTTTCCGGGCCCGAGGGCGGCCCGGTTGATATAGCACATGCCATCGACACCGGCAGCATCATCGCGGTGGCGCGCTGGCTCGTGCAGGGCGAAGCGGAGCCCGGAGCGGAGCCTGAATGACGCGCGGCGGGCGGTGCTCGCCCTCGCCCGCCAGCGCCTGATCCCGTTTGCCTGCGTGACGCTGCCGGGCTACCGGCCCGCGCCGCATCTGGCGCGCCTGGCCGAGGCGCTGGAGGCCGTGGAGCGCGGCGAGATCCGCCGCCTGATGGTCTGGCTGCCCCCGCGGCACGGCAAGAGTGAGCTGGCGAGCATCCGTTTTCCGGCCTGGTACCTGGGCCGCAACCCGGACCGGCGCGTGGTGCTGGCCGCCTACGGGGCGGATCTGGCGCAGCGCTTCTCCCGCTTCGTGCGGGCGACGATCGAGGGTCCGCAGTTCCGGTGCGTCTTCCCGGGGATCGGGCTGTGCCCGGACAGCCGGGCTGTGGACGCATGGGACATCGCCGGGCGAAAGGGAGGTCTGAAGGCCGCCGGCGTGGGCGGGCCTTTGACGGGTCACGGGGCGAACCTGCTGATCATCGATGACCCCCTCAAGAACAGGGAGGAGGCCGACAGCCAGACGATACGGCAGAGCGTCTGGGACTGGTACACGTCCACCGCCTACACCCGGCTGGAGGAGAACGGAGCAATCGTTTTGATTCAGACGCGCTGGCACGAGGACGACCTGAGCGGGCGGCTGGTTGCGGCACAGGGCACGGACGCCCGGGCGGATGAGTGGACTATCATCCACATGCCCGCCATCGATGGACAAGGCCGCCCGCTCTGGCCGGAGCGATATCCGCTGGAGGAGCTGGAGCGGATCAGGGCAAACGTCGGCCCGCGAGACTGGGAGGCGCTGTATCAGGGGCGGCCTGCCCCGCCGGAAGGCAGCATCTTCCGCCTGGCAGATGTCCGCATCGAGGACCGCGCGCCTGGCGGGCTGCGCCTGGCCCGGGGCTGGGACCTTGCGGCATCGACCCGGACCACGGCCGACTGGACCGTCGGGGCCCTGTGCGGCGTCGACGCGGAGAACCGGCTCTGGGTGCTGGACGTCTACCGTCGCCGCCAGTCCTGGCCGGAGACGGTCCGGGACATGGCGGCGCTGGCGCAGCTGGAACCCGGGACCGTCTGGGCCATTGAGCGGGCCGGCTTTCAGCTGGCGGCGGTCCAGCAGCTGCTCGCCGACCCGCGATTCAACGCCCTGGCCATCCGCGGCATCGAGGCGGACCGGGACAAGGTGTCACGGGCGCTTGCCTGGAGTGGAAGGCCGATCCATCTTGTGCGCGGGTCATGGAATCAGGAGTTTATCGCCGAGCTGGTGGCGTTTCCGCAGTCCCAGCACGATGACCAGGTGGATGCGGTGAGCACGGCCTGGTCCGCGCTTGCCAGACTGCACCCGCCGGCATCCGCAACCGTGGAGGAGCGCGGCTGGTACGCCGCGACGGACAAAGACGAATGGCACTGAGGGACATCCTGAGATGGCCGTGGCCGGCGCGCGCCGTGGAGCCGGAGGGCGCGCCGGTGGATCGCGTGGAGCGCCTGTACGCGCGCGCGCTGGAAGGGCAGTGGGACGGCATCCAGGACCTTCTGGAAGAGGAACGCGGCTGGAAGCGCATCTCGAGCCTCTCAGGTCAGCCCACACTGGATCCGGCCGAGCACAGCCTGATGCTCCGCCTGGCCATGCACTTCACCGGCACGAGCCCGCTGGCGGTGAAGATCATCCGGACCATGGCGGCCCACATCTGCGGCAGCGTGCTGCAGTTCTCGAGCCCGAATCAGGAGCTGCACGAGGAGCTGGCGGCGTTCTGGCGTGATCCGGTGAACGGGCTGGAGCGCGACTACGTGCGGCTGTGCCGGGAGTGGCTGGCCCTGGGGGAGCTGTTCCTGCCGGCCTTTATCGCGCCCCAGACAGGGCGCATGCGGATCGGATACCTCCACCCTTCGCAGATCAGCGCGGTGGAGACCGACCCGGAGAATGCGCGGATCGCCACGAGCGTGACCGAGTCCCGGCCAGAGGGTGACCGGGAGTGGATGATCCTGAACTCGCCGCCCGTCGTCGAGGCCCTGCGCCGGGGGGATATGCCGGATCCGGGCACGCGCTGGCTGCTGTACTTCCCGCTGCAGGCCGGTATGGTGGGGCGCGGTCGCAGCGTGCTCGAGACGATGTTTTACTGGATCCACCGGGCCGAGCAGTTCCTCAACGACCGCATGATGCTGAACAGTCTGACCAAGGCATTCATCTGGCAGGTGCGCGTCAGCGGCAGCGAGGCGGACGTGGCGCGGCGCGCCATGGAGATCGGCCAGAGCCCTCCGCGCCCGGGCAGCGTGCAGGTGGTCAACGAAAGCGAGAGCTGGGAGGCCGTGGTGCCCTCGATGCACGCAAGCGATGCCCGCAGCGACTACCTGGCGGTGCTGAAATACATCGCGCTTGGCGCCGGGTTCCCGGAGCACTGGGTGGGGGCGGCTGATGACGTGAACCGCACCACCGCGGACAGCGCCTCCGAGCCGGTGATCCGGGACCTGGAGGTGTTGCAGACGCAGTGGTTCGACGGCGTGGTGCGGCCGCTGCTGCAGATCCAGGGGTATCTGCTGGCCGCAGCAGGCATGGTGCGGGCGGCGCCGGAGGAGATCGAGGCGCTGGACATCGCCGCGCCCGA